TGCCGAGCCAACAGAGCTAAGGGTACCAACCCCTAAGAAAAAAGGCGGTATAGTATCAGCTTCTAGCCGCGCAGATGGTATTGCTGCGAGGGGTAAAACGAGAGGTAGGGTTATCTAATGGGTAGCAGATTTGCTTCAGGTAAAAATGCAATTTCGGAGTGCGATCGTTGTGGGCAGCGGTTTAAGCTGAGTGTTTTAAAGACAGAGGTTATTAAGACTAAGAACTACAATTTGATGGTATGCCCAGCATGTTGGGACCCAGACCACCCACAGTTGCAGTTAGGCATGTACCCAGTGGACGACCCGCAGGCAATTAGGAACCCTCGCCCTGATGGGAGCTATGTAGTTTCTGGGCTTTTGGCAGACGGGTACTCTGGCGGGGGCAGTAGAGTATTCCAGTGGGGCTGGAATCCTATTGGTGGGTCAAGTAGTTTTGACGCAGCGTTAACGCCAAATAATTTGGCTTTAACCGTAAGTATTGGTATAGTATCAGTTAGCACAACTTAGGAGTTACAAATGGAAAAGACGTTTAAGCAGACACCGGAAACGCCACGGCTGCAAATTCAGCCGAATAAAAACCCTACAGGTAGGGTCACAGATAACTCCAAACCCCCTAAAACTAGCGGCATTAAAATCCGTGGGACTGGTGCAGCCACTAGGGGCACGATAGCTAGAGGACCAATGGCGTGAACTACGCCGCGCTGGTGACGGCGATTGAAACCTATACTGAGAACAATTTTCCGGCTACTACTTTAGCGGACGGCACAGTTGTATCCTCAGCTACCCAAATTAATCTTCTGATTACGCAGGCAGAGCAGCGTATCTATAACTCGGTACAGTTCCCGGCACTGCGGAAAAACGTAATTGGGTCTTTATCAACGGGGCTAAAGTACCTGTCTTCACCGAGTGATTTTTTAGCTACCTACTCAATAGCTGTTATTGAGAACTACAACACGAGCACAGAGCACTACACGTACTTGCTAAACAAAGACGTTAACTTCATCCGCGAGGCCTATCCAGATTCAGGTTCTGCGTATAGGGGGCTACCCAAGTATTACGCTTTGTTCGGCCCAACTATTTCAGGCGCCACCATTACTAATGAGCTGTCGTTCATCATGGGCCCAACTCCGGATGCAGCCTATAACATAGAGTTGCATTACTACTACTACCCCGAGTCAATAACTACAGCTACAACTACGTGGCTAGGGGACAACTTTGATACGGTTCTTTTGTATGGCGCTTTAGTTGAGGCGTACGTTTACATGAAGGGCGAGCAAGATTTAATCATGCTGTACGATACCAAGTACAAAGAAGCACTAGCGCTTGCTAAACGCCTTGGTGACGGTATGGACCGTGGTGACGGATACCGTGATGGGCAAATAAAACTTAAGGTGACGTAATGGCTTTTACTGGCAACTGGGCGTGTAACACACTAAAGACGGGCTTAATGAATAGCACGTTTAACTTCGCGTCGGGTAGTTTTTACATAGCTTTGTACACCAACTCCGCTACGCTAGATGCCAACATAACTGCGTACACAACAGCCGGTGAGGTAGTTGCTACTGGCTACACCGCTGGGGGAAGTCTTTTGACTGTATCGCAAGCCCCCACAATTGGCAGCCAGACTGGGTCAGCTACAGCGTATATATCGTTCGCTAATATTTCTTGGTCTGGGGCGATTACTGCGCGTGGGGCGTTGATCTATAAAGCCGGCACTGCTGGGGCGATTTGCGTACTAGATTTCGGGGCGGATAAAACTTCTACGGCGCTATTTACCGTACAATTCCCAACAATAGCTAGTACTTCAGCCATCATAAGGATTACGTAATGGTAACTACAACTTTAGGTGAGATGGACGAGGCCCTTCTGGAGAAAAAAGAAGGTACTTTTGAGAACGATATTGAATCGACCACTTGGGTAGAGTATTGGAAAGCTGGAGAGTTAGTCCACCGTTCCGCCCATGTAACTTTAAAAAAAATGCCACCTATAGGCGCTGAACAAACTAATTTTGTATAAGGATTAATCATGGCTAATACCGCATCCCTTTGTACCTCTTTTATGGGTGAGTTAATGACTTCTACTCATAACTTTGGCGTAGCACCTACCCGGGCTAGTTCAGCAGCAGATACCTTTAAAGGCGCGTTGTTTTTAACCTCCGCTACGTATAATGCATCGACTACAGCTTATTCAGCTACTGGTGAAGTTAGTGGTACAGGGTATACGGCGGGCGGTGTGGTAGTGACTAACGCTACGGTACCTGCGGCTACAAACTCTTCTACTACAGCAGGTGTAGCGTACTGGACACCCTCAGCGTCGCTAGCATACACAACTGTAACGCTGTCTACTGCGTTTGATACGGTGGTAATGTACAACTCTACGCAGGCTAACAAAGCGGTGGCGGTGTTTACATTTGGCGCACAAACTATTACGGCTGGCACGTTTACCTTGACTATGCCTAGCAATAGCACATCAACGGCGCTAGTTCGTTTGGCAACAACTTAAGCGGAGGCGGCGCAAGCCGTAGACCATGTTTGGCATATCCGCTTTTGCACAATCCCCCTTTGCCGCACTAGGTACAAGCAGCGACGTTACCGTAGCCCTAACGGGCTTAGCTGCGACTGGGTCTATAGGTACAGTTACTCATGGTGGGGCCACAGTCGCCCTAGCCGGCTTAGCTGCATCGGGAGTTGTAGGGGTAGTAACCCCAAGTAGCGACATACAGCTTACTGGTTTAGCTGCATCAGGAGTTGCTGGCACAGTAGCTCGTGGGGATACCCTAATTGCACTAGCCGGGCTTTCTGCATCAGGAGTTGTAGGCGTAGTACAGCCGGGTAAAGCGACATATATTAGTGGCAATACTGGCTATGGCTACGTAGGAGCCCTAGGTATCGGGGTAACTGTGGCGCTCACAGGACTATCCGCTACAGGCGCTAAAGGCACGCTATCCCCAGACAAAAATATTGCCGTTACGGGCTTGTCTATTACGGGTTCATCGGGTACTATCGGGCTATCTGTAGCACCTACGCTAGTGGGGTTAGCTGCGTCAGGTTCTGTAGGTACGCTAGCCGCAGTTTACTGGACAGTAGTCATCAATAGCCAGACAGCGAATTGGCAAACCATAGACGATGCACAAACGGCTGGCTGGGCGCTAGTTGATGACGCCGAAACAGCGAATTGGCAGCTAATTAATACAGAGTAAGGATTAAAAATGGCACTTGCAATCGCAGATAGAGTAAAGGAAACTACCACTACAACGGGTACGGGTACAGTGACTTTGCTTGGCGCTTCAACGGGGTTTCAGTCATTTGCAGTAGTGGGCAATGCCAACACTACTTTCTACTGTATCGCGGGGCAAACAGGCTCTGAATGGGAAGTAGGTATAGGGACTTACACCTTATCAGGGACAACGCTAGCCCGTACTACGGTGCTTTCTTCAAGTAATGCAAACGCCCTAGTTAGCTTTTCGGCCGGTACAAAGGATGTATTTGTAACTTACCCGTCTGGTAAGTCTGTAAACCAAGATGCTAGCGGTAACGTTACCAACGCAGGGACTATTACAGGCACTAATATAAGCGCGAGCAATGGGGTACTTACCCATGCAAATATAGTTTCTACTAGCTATACCGTCCCAACAAATGCGAATGTAATTACCGTTGGCCCTTGGACAGTTGGTGCTGGGGCTACGTTTACCCTGCCCGCTGGTAGCCGCCAAGTACTCCTATAAGGATAAAAAATGTCAACAATACGCGCTGGAACAACGCTAACTACCGCCCTACAGACGACTGGCGACACAACTGGAAATATCGTACTCACTCCCGATTCTGGCGTGATGACTGTAAACGCTACTGGCGCTTTGACTATTCCTTCGGGGACTACTGCTCAAAGACCAGCGAGTCCAGTTAATGGGCAGCAGAGATTTAATACAACTACGCTACAAACTGAGTTATACCAAAGTGGGGCTTGGAACCCGTATGCTATTGTTTATAGTCTAGATTATTTAGTAGTTGCTGGTGGGGGTGGGGGTGGACG